TCCAAGCGATGGCTTAACTATGCCGAGATCGATCATGCCGTCGCCGTGACCGGCCAGCAGTCGTACACCATCGGGCCAACGGGAGACATCGTTGTCGCCTCCCGGCCTGATCGGATTGAGTATGGATTCGTCCGGCTGCTCAATAGTGGACTTTCGCTTCCCGTCGATTACCCGATGCGTCAGATCATGTCGCGGGAGGATTATAGCCGGGTGGCGTTGAAGACGCTCAAGACGCTTCCGAGCGCGTTCTTCTATGACTCGAACTTCCCGCTCGGCACCATCTACCCGCTGCCGATCCCGAATATCCCGACGCAGTATGAATTGCATTTCGGGACTCGGATCATCCTCCCGGTGCTGTTGACGCCGGCAACGAACATCGTTCTCCCGCCCGAATACACCTATGCGATGAAATGGAATCTGGCGAGCGAGTGCCGCGCGGAGTGGCGGTTGCCTCCTTCGCAATCTATCGACGCCAAGGCCCAGAACGGCCTCCAGACGATCCGTTCCAGCAATGTGCAGGTGCCGTCGCTCTCGATGCCGGCGGGGCTGGGTGGCTCTCCCAGCGGCGTCTATAACCCTTATTCCGACACGATCACGAACACGCCGTGACGCGCATACCGCTTAACTCTGGCGCCTATCAGGCCCGATCATTAACCGCCAATGCCCAGAGAAGCTTCAACCTTTACCTTGAGAAGAACCCACCGGAGTCTGACCCGCCGGTTCCGTTCACGATGTATCCGAGGCCGGGGCTAAAGCTGCTCGCGAAATGCCCAACATTCGGAATCGGGCGCAATGTCTACTGCGATACGCAGGGCAATCTATATTCCGTGGCTGGGCAGACCGTCTATTATGTGGACCCGAGCTTTAACCAGACTGCAATAGGGCTGATTGCTCCGGGCACATCAATTATTTCGATGACGGATAACGGGACCACCATCCTGTTGGTGGACGGTACGGGCTCGGGCTACACCATCGATATTCAATCCAAATCGTTTGCGACCATCAACGATGTGGCGTTCTATGGTGGCAACTGGGTCAATTACATCCGTACCGTGTTTGCGATCAACCGGCCCGGAACGCGGCAGTTTTATATCTCGGGCTCAAATGCCGTTACCTGGGATGCGCTGGACTTTGGCGTCAAGACATCAAGCGCCGATCCGCTTGTGGCTGCTGCTGCGCTGAACGATCAGCTCTGGCTGCTGGGAACCAAAAAGGGCGAGGTCTGGTACTTCTCGGGCAATGTGAACTTCCCGTTCCAGCAATTGCCCAACGTCGTCATTGAGCACGGAGTCGCCGCCACCTATTCAATCGGGCAGAGCGACAAGTTCCTGTTCTGGCTGACCGCAGACAAGGACGGCAAGCCATGGATTGCGCAGGGGGCGGCGGATTATTCCGTCCTGAAGATATCCACCTTCGCGATTGACAATGAAATCCGGTCGTATGCCCGGTGGAATGATGCGGTCGGATATTGCTATCAGGTGATGGGCCACGCCTTTTACCAGATCGATTTTCCCTCTGCGGACAAGAGTTGGGTTTACGATCTCAGCAACGGGCAGTGGAATCAGTATTCATCCATTGACATCAACGGCAACCACCACCGGCTTAACGGCTTCCTGTCGGCCTATGCCTACAACACGAATGTGATGATCGACTGGAAGACCGGCGACCTCTATTCGTTCGATCCTGAAACCTTCACGGACAACACGTTCCCCATCGTCTGCATTCGCGGCTTTCCGCACCTTGGCGGCAACGGCAACGAGATTTCATATCCCGGCTTTATGGCCGACATGGATGTGGGTCAGGTGCCGAATATGCTGCTGGATGATGACGGGACGGTCAGGACCAATCCATGGTCACTGGGGTTTAGTTCGGCGTTCGGGCCGTTCCTCGATCAGGGAACGCCCACCGTCACGATGCGGTTCTCGATTACGCGCGGCAACAGTTTTGGTGAAAAGCGGGCTAGGTCTCTGGGCGCAACCGGCGAGTTCGGCAAAATCCTGAAGTGGGATTCATGCGGCATCGCGCGGGATGGCGTGTTTGAAATCGAGTTCGCCGTCCCCTGCAAGACCGCGCTTAACGGGGCCTTCCTCTGGCCCGAGCCGGAACAGGCTGAAGTGTGAGCAACAAAACATTCGGGCTTCCGGCGACACAACAGGCGGTGGATCAAGAGACCGGCGCGTGGGAATCGTTCTGGTATCAGTGGGTCGTCCGCATCTCACAATTGTCGGCGGAGCGCCCGATTGCGCCGGTCACGGTCGGGGCCTCGCCCTTCGTCTACACGGCATCGACCATTGGAAATATCTTCGTCTCAGGCGGGACTGTTTCATCAATAGTCCTTAAGCGCTCTGGTGTGTCACTGACGGTCCCTGAAAACATCTTCATTCCAGTTGCGGCCGATGACACCGTGACTGTGACCTATACAGGATTGCCCACCATGACCTTTGTTCCGAGCGCGCGGGCATGACGAACGAAGACCAGATCGCCTTTTCGCAAGCGTTCGATCGTTGGTTCAAGGGCAATCAATCCGCCATGCGCTTTTGTGCCGATATGGTTGAGGTGGCCCACGTCTGGGATGATTTGGTGGATGCTGACAAGCCGGTCATGCCCTCAAGGGCGGATGTGACGTTCCGTAAAATGGTGCTGGAGATCCCGGCTAACGATTTCTACCGCACCAACTTCGCCTTCCTGCATCCCGTCATGGTGATGGTGTGGGCGCAATGGGCTGCGGCGAACGGCATGGAGACCTTTCCGATCCGGGGCGACCGCGAGAAGGCCTACATGCTTCGCGCCTCGCTCTATCAACTGTTTCACGCCTGCGCCGTGTTGTGCGGCGGACTGGATTGGGCCGCGCAAATCGGCCCGGATATTTACCGTCTATATGGCGAGAGCCTGGAGTCGTTCGATGCCTGATCCAGTAACGGCGGTGATGGCTGGCGCGTCCATCTTGGGCGGCGCTGCCAATATCTTCGGGGCCCAATCCGCGGCCGATGCACAGAAACAGGCGGCGGCACAAGCCAGCGCTACCGTGCTTCAGCAACAGCAGCAGGGTTTGGCCGCACAGAAGGGCTATTTCGACCAGACCACTGCGCCGCTTTCCAGCATCGCCGGGCAGGGCGCGCAGGCCTATAGCAATTTGAACGCCGCGATTCCGGGCCTCACCGCTCCAATCACGATGGACCAAAAAACGCTGGAGGCAACGCCGGGCTATCAGTTCAATCTCTCGCAGGGCGAGCGCGGCGTTTCGTTGGGCGCGGCGGCGGCGGGGCTATCGGGAGCACAAGCAAAAGCTGCGGCGACCTATGCCACCGGCCTAGCCGATTCCACCTATCAAAACCAATTCAACAACGCCAATACCAACAAGCAGAACGCCTATAACTTCCTGCTTGGGCCAGCTCAGCTTGGCACCAGCGCTGCGGGTACGTATGCCGCGGCCGGCGTCAGCGCGGGCAATGCCGACCTTGGCAACACGCAACAGGTCGGAAGTACCATTTCCGGCAATACCATCGGCGCGGGTAACGCACAGGCGGCGGCCGATGTCGCGACCGGAAAGAACATCAGCAACATGCTCACCGGCTCGGCCGGCGCATATGCTGGCGGCGCTTCTGGCATGTACGGCAGCAGCCCGAACACGGGCGCCATCAATAGCTCCATGAACACGCTGAACAACAACACTGGCGGTTCCTATTACGGGCCGGGATTCTAATGGCTGAAGTCGATACCTCATTTTACAAAGACGCCGTTGCCGAAAACCCGTTGGATATGGCGGGGAAGGTTGTCGATTTCCGCAATAAGCTGCTCAACAACCAACAACAGCAACAGGCCGTTCAAGCCAACTCGATCAAGCTTGCGACCGAGCGATTCGGCATGATCAACAATGCCGCGTCCGGCCTGCTCAGCGATCCCGACCTCGGCAAGAAGGATTTGACCGGAAAACTCTGGGATACGCTCGGTCGCCTGACCAAGGGCGATGCGATGTCCGCCCAGCATGCCGTGCAGTTCATGCAGCAGTTCCCAACCGACCCGCAACAGCAGGTGCAGGCCGTTAAGAACGTGCATGCGCAGACGCTCGATGCATGGCAAAAGGGTCAGGCTTATCTCGGCCAGACAGCGCCATTGAGCACGGGCGGCGGGACCAAGTTTGTGCAGACCCCGGCATTCAGCGGCGCTCCCCCGCAAGATCGCGGCTATGTGCCGAACACGCTGGCGCCGTCAACGACGCAGACCAATCCAGACCTCTCGCAAAGCTATGTGGGAGGCGTGGGCAACCCGCCAGTTCAGGGCCCGAATACCATGCCGGCCGTCAACGGGGCGCCAGCTCGCGCCATGGTCCCGTCTTCGCCCAAGGTTGTTGGCGACGCCGAGGGAATCAAGAGCGGGCTTTATCCGAACCCTGTCGCAGCCAAGCCCATCGTGGCGGCGCCATCTCCAGGTGAAGCCGAGGCGCTAAGGGGTTCTGCAGGGGCCTACAATGACGCCATGCTGGCGGGCGCGAAGTACGCCCAGCGCGTCAATCCGCTTCGTCAGGCAATCCCGTTGCTTGAGAAGATGAAGGAAACCGAGATCGGGCCGTCATCAGAGCGCTGGAACGATATCAAATCCACGGCGCAGACTCTCGGCGCTGGGACACTTGCCGGGATCGATCCGGAGAAAATCAAGAATTACAACGAACTCAAGAAGTACTTTGCGCAGTACACGTCGCAGGCCGCCGCAACGCTTGGCCCGAAGACCAATGATGGTCTTGCCACGGCGGTTACATCGAACCCGAACGTCCATATGGACAAGCTCTCGGCGACTGATCTTTCCAAGATGGCATTGGGTGCAGAGCGAATGCAGCAGGCCGGGGCGCATGAGTTTGACGCCATGGTTAAGGCCGGACAGGCCAAGCCGGGCGACTTCAACCGCTTCATGCTGAAATGGGGCACTGAGCAAGATCCCCGCGCTTATGTCTATGACATCATGGACAAGAAGGCGCAGGAGGCCGTCCGAAAACTTCCCGCAGCCGAGCGCGCCAAAGTGGCCGAGGGCATGCGGATCGCAGAAAAGTGGAAGCTGCTAGGGGACGTGCATCGTGAGTGATGACATCTTCGACCGCTATTCGCGCGATGCAAAGCCGAAGGAAGAAGTTGTTGTTGCAGACCCCGCGCACGATGCGATGTTTAGCAAGTATGACAGGACTGAGCCCGCTACAGCGGTGAAGACCGCGCCCTCGTGGAAGGACATCGAGGCTGCTGAGAATTTGGCCGCGAGTGGCGGGACCACGCCGCAGTCCGAAGAGCCGAAGAAGCCCGGCCGAGGTATTTGGCAAGCGATCAAGGACTATCCCGGCCACGTCCTGCATGGCTTGGTAGACACAGTTGCGGCGCCTGGCAACGTGCTGACTTCGCCGCAGCCGTCTACTAGCGAAAGTTTGATCCCATCTGCGGTTGGCATCGCTGGTTTGGCAACAGGGTCGGAATTTCCGAAAGTCGGCGGAGCCGCATTGGCAGAGAAGGGCATAGCAAAAGTTGCCCCTTCAACGACTTCAATCAACAGGTTAGTTGATGCAATCGGCCCTGAGAACGTGCCAGAAGCCGTCAACCGATTGCAATCTAACCCACGCCTGACATTAGCGGATGTGTCTGATCCTGTGCGAACCATGACACAGGGTCTTATTGATCCCGCGCAGCCAAAAATACAAAACCTCGTTTCGGAACGCGTTAAAGAGCGCCAAGCATCTTTGCCATCTGCGGTTAACTCAGCTTATACGGAGGCAATGGGGGCCGCACCTGACGTAGTTAAGATGGTCGAGGGCTTGAAGGATCGCACGAAAGAAGTCGGCAAGACGATGATTGAGCCTGCGATTGAGAATGCGCAGCCGATCGCAACCAAATCTATCCTTCGCGCAATTGATAAGCAGATCGGATCGCCGGAAGCCATCCGCGGAGAAACCCCGCGCATTCCGCTTGATCCGACACAGATCAAATTACTCAATATTCGAAAGTCGATCACTGACGGCGAGATGGCCCCGCTCAATGAGCGCGTGGGGCTTTCTGTCGGCGCGGTTAATGATGCAATCAAGAATGGCGGGATGTCTCAGGGGCGTTTGGCTGATTTTACTGAGGCGCGCAGATTACTAAACAGCGCCCGGCGCGGGTTCACTTCCGAAGAGGATTTGGTTTCTGGACTGAAGACGCTTGCGGCAAAGCAAAAGATCACAGGACCGATTGATGATGCTCTGGCGATGATCAAAAAGGGACCAACGGAGGCCCGTGGCGCTGATTTCTTGCATGGTATTCAGTCGCGGCTTCGCGAAACGGCTGAAGGACTTCGAACTAGCGCGGTCGGTTCTGAGCGAAATATGTCTAAAGATCTATTCGACACCAGAAACTCGATTGTTGAAGCGATCGATAAAGCATCTGGGAAAGCATATCGGCCAGCACTTTCGAAATATCGCGATGCAATGCAAGTTCATGAAGCCTTTGACGCCGGTTTTGATACCCTGAAGAACCGCTCCGGTGTGAAGGGCCTTGAGGATAGGCCCGAGGCGCTGAAAGAATGGGTAAAGGACGCTACCCCTGAAGAGGTTGTAGCCCGACGACTAGGAACCCGTGCCGATATCGACCAGAAAATACGCGCAGCCAAGAACCAGGCGCTTGCCGGCGAGAGCATCACGCGCATCGAATATAATCAGGAAAAACTGCGCACGCTCTTTGGTGACAAGGAAGCCAATCGCCTGATCCGAGTGATGAAAGATGCGCAGGACGAAGCCGCAACTAACGCCAAACTAATGGCTGGGTCCAAGACTGCCGAAACGCTGGCGGGCCAGAAGGCGCTTGAAGTCCGCAAGGTCGGAGGCGGCAATCCGTTGCAGTATTTTGCCCCGGTAGCGGCCGAGATTTTGGGACAGGGCGCCGGTTTGCCAGGTATGGGACTGGCCGGGTCGCTCGTAGCTAAGGGCGCTCACATGGGCGCGCAGAAGATTGGGCAGATGCACGATGTCGCCCGCAATTATGAGTTTGCCCGTAACGCTCTAACTACCGGGCCCGCGCGGGAGGCGACGATTAACCGACTTCTTGCCCACCCGAAGGTCGTCAGCCAGCTTAAGAAAAGCTCGAATGCGCTGACTGCGCCATAAGCTCAAGATCAGCAAAAAACAATAGCCGAATGGGACTAGCGCGATCGGAATGCCGCGCAAATTGCCCCAGTTAACTCGATTTCTCACAGGCCACGATCCAGAGGTTAGATCAACTCATGATGCAAATCAGGAGCCGCATCCGCGCGGCCATCTGCGTTGGTCTATTGTACCTCGCCGGAGGTTCAATTGCCAGATTGCTGTACCGCATAGAAGTTCGTCGCTTCTTGGTACGAAACCTCCAATCGCTTGGCCCGGTGACCGATTGTAGACTGGGAAATGCCAAGTTGGCGGCTGGCCTGAGCCACGGTCAAATTTACGCCCTTAATGACAACGCGCCGGTTATTCCGGCGATTATTCTCTTGGGTGTCCCAGTCCGCCCAACGGCAGTTTCCGGGTTCATAATTACCCTCGCTCCTAACTCTATCCAGCGTCAAGTCGAGCGGCATCTCGCCCATGTCGGCGAGGAAGTTTTCGAACTTCTTCCACCTCTCGCAAATCGAAATGCCGCGCCCGCCATACAGCGGGTAGCTTTCAGTGTTGGGGTTGGTGCAACGGGCCTTCATAGCCAGCCAACAGGAATAAGTGCGACTGCGGGGCTGGCCGCGGCGTGTCTTGCCGTGCGTTGCCGGCGGCAGATTGTTGATCGAAGATTCCCGCTCCAAACATCCGCACGATCTGGTCGATCCGTACCGCAGTTTGGATTCATAAACGACGGCTTCGTTTCCGCAGGAGCAGCGGCATGAGACACGATAAATCTTATGACGGCCGTTCTTCATTAACTTTGGATCGGCCTGCCCGATGACTGTCAATCGCTCAAAAACTTCACCGGGCTGGATCGGCCGCCGTGCAGCTAACATCACTCGCTCCATCTGTGGATTGGTCTTATTCCATGTGGTGCTTGCGGCGTCTTTGACAAGCGTAAACCCTGCAAAAGCAGGCACTTTGTTGCCTAATGGCTCTCAAGTTTTTCTAGATAACAACGGCCAACCGCTTTCGGCCGGCTGCGTCTATTTCTACATCCCCGGGACCCTAACCCCCAAGTCCACCTTTCAGGATGCAGCCCAGACCGTCGCGAACACCAATCCCGTTCAATTAGACGCCGCTGGGCGCGCTATTATCTACGGGACGGGGACATACCGCCAGATCGTAAAGGCCACTGGGCCGAACGCTGGAGCGCCCTGTTCGCCTGCCGGAACTCAGATTTGGGACCAGCTTACCGCCGCTACGGACACGTCCAACACCATCTACGCGGGCGCGAGTGCTGGCACTCCGAACGCGATCACCGTCACGGC